AATCCGCGAACTGAGTGAGTGACGCCATGACCGCCATCTTCTGGGCCGCCGTCATCCGCTCCGCCAACGCCATGCTCCGCGCCGCAGGGGCGAGGTGAGGGCGGGGTGGCTGTCCTCAGCAATCCGAAGCACGAGGCGTTCGCACAGGGGCTCGCCAAGGGGCTGTCTGCTACCGAGGCCTATGTCGCGGCCGGCTACAAGGAAAGCCGTTCAGCAGCATCGCGCCTGTCAGCAAATGTGAACGTCGAGGCCCGAGTAGCCGAACTTGTCAACAAGGGCGCTGAAAAGGCCGGGGTGACCGTCGAACGGATCATCTCCGAGCTCGCGAAGATCGGCTTCGCCAACATGCAGGACTACATGCGGGCCGGGCCGGACGGGGATCCGTATCTCGACTTCTCAGGCGTGTCGCGCGACCAGGCCGCGGCGCTCGCCGAGGTCACCGTCGAGGACTTCAAGGACGGCCGCGGCGAGGATGCCCGAGACGTCCGCCGCGTGAAATTCAAGCTGCACGACAAGCGGGCTGCGCTCGTGGACCTCGGCAAGCACCTCGGCATGTTCAAGGAGCGCGTCGAGCATACCGGCAAAGACGGTGGCCCAATCGAGCACAAGGACGTGAGTGCGCGTGAAGAGCTCGCTAGCCGCCTTAATCGCATCGCTTCCGGACGCCGAGAGGGCGGCGATCCTCGCAAGCCTGACTGAGGCGCAGGCCGAGGAGCTGCTGCACGACTGGCGGTTTTGGGCGAGGCCCAATCAGATCGCGCCGGACGGCGACTGGCGGACATGGCTCATTCTCGCCGGCCGCGGCTTCGGCAAGACCCGCACAGGATCCGAATGGGTCCGCGAACAGGTCAAGCAAGGCGTCTCGCGCATTGCGTTGATCGCGCCCACCGCATCCGACGCCCGCGACGTTATGGTCGAGGGTGAGAGTGGCCTGCTCTCCGTCTGTTGGGGAGGGGATCGGACCTATTCGGGCCAGCAAGTAGGGCGCCCCACTTACGAGCCGTCCAAGCGGCGGCTGACGTGGGCGAACGGGGCTATGGCAACGCTCTACTCTGCAGAGGAGCCGGAGCGCCTTCGCGGGCCGCAGCACGAGGCTTTGTGGTGTGACGAGCTTGCGGCCTGGAAATACCTGCGAGAGACCTGGGATATGGCCCAGTTCGGCCTTCGTCTCGGCTCTCACCCTCGGGTCTGCATCACGACGACGCCTAAGCCTCTGCCGGTCCTGAAGGAGATCATTGCAGACGCAACGACGATCGTCACTCGCGGATCGACGTTTGAAAATGCCCAGAACCTCGCGCCTTCCGCGCTGGCGCAACTTCGAAAGACATACGAGGGCACCCGCCTCGGCCGGCAAGAGCTGAACGCGGAAATCCTCGACGACGTGCCTGGGGCCTTGTGGACCCGAGACATGATCGACCAAGCGCAGGTGAGGGTAGCGCCCGACCTCGTTCGAGTTGTCATCGCGGTGGACCCGTCCGGCACCAGGGGCGAGGGCGACAGGGGCGACAGCATCGGCATCATCGCCGCTGGCAAGGGCGTGGATGGCAACGCCTATGTCCTTGCCGACCGCACCTGCAAGCTCTCGCCTGACGGCTGGGGCCGGCGCGCTGTAGCGACCTATCACGAATTGGGTGCCGACCGGATCGTGGCTGAGCGCAACTTCGGCGGCGCCATGGTCGCACACGTCATTCGCACCGTCGATCCCAAGGTCTCCTACAAGGAGGTCACGGCATCGCGGGGCAAGGTCGCCAGGGCGGAGCCTGTGGCGGCACTCTACGAGCAGGGCAAGGTCAAGCACGTTGGCGGGTTCGCAGAACTCGAGGACCAGATGTGCGCGATGGCTTCCGATGGCTTCTTGGGCGAGGGATCCCCTGACAGGGTTGATGCGCTCGTCTGGGCCATAACTGAGCTGATGTTGAACGACACCGTGTCAGCCGGCATCTTCCTGACATCGAGGAACCGCTGATGGGCATTCGCTTTGTTCTGAACAGTGCGAGCCGCAGCCTGGCGACGATGTTTCCCGGCTTCTTCACGGGCGCCAAGCACAACCACTACGCCGACTTCGGATGGCCGGAAAGTGTCGAGTTCAAGCAGTTCTTCGACATCTACACCCGTAACGGCATCGCCAGAGCCGGCGTCGATCGCACCATCCTCAAGACCTGGCAGGACATGCCGTTCCTCCTTGAGCGGGAGAGGGACGGCAGCGAGGGCGCGGTCAAGGACGAGACGGCCCTGGAGAAGGAAATCCGCATCCGCTTCGCCGCGCTGCGCATGTGGCAGCGCCTTGCCGAGGCCGACCGCCGCGCCCTCGTCGGGGGCTATGCCGGCGTCATCCTGAGGCTGGCCGACAGCAAGCGTTTCGCCGAGCCCGTCGATAGGGTGCCGGGGGGGCTGGACGGCCTCGTTGAGGTGATCCCGGCATGGGAGGGGCAGCTCGTCGTATCCGAGTGGGACACTAACGAGACATCGCCGACCTACGGTCAGCCGAAGATGTTTCAGTTCAACGAGGCCGAGGTCGGCAAGGCGACTGGCAAGGCTCGCGCCTTCAACATACACCCGGACCGTGTGATCGTTTGGTCCCGCGACGGCACCATTCACGCGCGGTCGAGCATTGAGCCGGGGTTCAACGACCTACTGACGATCGAGAAGATCATCGGCGCCGGCGGCGAGGGATTTTGGAAGAACGCCAAGTCGGCCCCTGTGCTCGAGGTGGATGGGGAGGCCAACGTCGAGGCAATGGCCCGCGCCATGGGTGTCAAGGTCGAAGAGATCGCCGACAAGATGCAGGCCCAGGTCGAAGGCTGGCAGAAGGGGTTCGATAAGCTGCTCATGATCCAGGGCATGCAGGCCAAGACGCTCGGCGTAACCCTGCCCAGCCCCGAGCACTTCGTGACAGTGGCGCTCCAGTCTTTCGCTGCCTCACTATCAATCCCGATCAAGATCCTGGTGGGGTCGCAGACCGGCGAGCGCGCGAGCACCGAGGACGCCAATGAGTGGGCGCAGACGAACATGTCGCGTCGGACCAACGAGGTCATCCCGAACATCATGACCCTGGTCGACCGGCTCGTTCGGTTCGGCATCCTTCCCGAGAAGGACTGGCACGTCGACTGGTCGGACCTCACCGAGTCCTCGATGTCCGAGAAGATCGACCGGGCCAACAAGATGGCCGACACGAACCAGAAGATGAAGGACAGCGGCGAACTCGTGTTCACGCCGGAAGAGATCCGCGCAGTCGTCGATCTGGAGCCTCTTTCGGACGCCGACAAGTTCCGCGATGAGCCCGAGGACGCCGACGCCGCGGCCAATCACTTCGCTCTTAATTACGACCCAAACCAACCCCGCGTCCCCGCTGGCACCCGAACCGGAGGGCAGTGGACAGACGGGGGCGCCGAACTATCGGAAGACGAAGCCCGGGAGGCATATGAGCGCCGAAAGGTTCCTGACGGGTGGTTTACCCATGGCCGAAGCATCCACGGTCAGGGCAAGGATGATCCTCTCGACACGGGCTACGTTCTGCAGATGACGCAGGACTTCGACGTCAGTGATGTGTATGCCGGCGCGGAGGGCTCCGTTTGGCTTCTGCGCCCGAGGCCAACCGCTACAGTTCTCGATCTCAGCAGCGAAACGTCGAAGGACATGGCGAAGATTGCCGCCGCGTTCCGGCGAGACTTCCACGATGGTAGCCTTCCCGGTGAGCTCCAAAGCTGGGTGTCGGGGATGACCATCCGAGAGGCGTGGCGGCGCATCAGGTCCAGCTTTGCCCCAGAGAAGATCGTGTCGAGCGCGGAAGCCTATGACAATCCGCGCGTAGTGCAGTGGCTCTACGAGCGAACCGGTGCCGATTTTGTGCGAACGCCAGACGGCGCTGTGGCGCTCGATGTCTACGCCCTGCAACGGATCCGCGTCAACGAGGCTGCGGGGCAGTCCCTCGCCAAGCGGTTCCCGCAGATCAAGTTCGTCCGCGTTCCGCGCGACCCGGTGGCCTGACCAGCCCAACACCCTGACCCTTGGAGGCGGCCAATGAAACAGGTCCGCGTGAACATCCGCGCCCGCGCTAATACCAATACCAAGGCCGTGCGCCGGGAGAAGCGGAACGGTCGGGACGTTGTGATCGTCCCCGCCGCCACACTCCCCGACAACGTCGTCATGAACGGCATCCAGTACCCGGCCGAC